CACGTCGTTTTTAGAAAAATAAGGAACTTCAAGAAGAACCAACTCTGGCTCTGCCTTTACGTTAAATTCAAGATCTCCATATTTATTGGCACCGTATGGCGGTATTAACATCTCTTGTTTTTTAAGATCCTCAAGATCATTAATGTACGAACCCATAAGATCGCCTTTTTTGAACAAAATAGTGATGTTGCCATCAGAATCCTTAAGGGCTTCTTTCGGGTCTACGGTGGTAAGCGGTGAGCCATTCTTCTGATATCCTTTTAGATAAATGTTAATTCCATAATATAAAGGCACGCCGTCTTGACCATACTCGGGAGTAAAGTCTCCAATGTTTCTACCACTGATCGTCTGGTATTGATATTTAATTCCTACAACCGCCTTAAGTGTAAACACCTCATATGTATAATCTTCCCCAGCATCAAAAGCAACACGGTTATCAAAAATTTTAATAATGTCTAATTCGGGAAAATTAGGCACATACCAATTTTGAACAAACTTTGTTCGGCTGTCGGTTTTCTGAATTCGATAACAGATCGTCTCTTGATAACGAGGATTTTTAAATAAATCCTGATTGTCTTCTAATTGACCCGCCAATATTGGCTTAATTTTATTGGCAAACAAATTAAAGGAAAGTTTTTTCACAATATTGGCACATGAAGAAGCGTTAAACCCCTCCAAGCTTAAATTAAAAAAATCGGCGTCTTTTAAACCATCACCAATTGTAATAAATGGAGAATCATGAGAAGCGTACTTGCTACCGAACTGACCAAATAAAGAAATAGGTTCACTTTTAATCCACGGTTTTTTAAACCACTTGTCTGGCTTTTCATTTATCTCGATATACAAAGAAAGTAATTGATTGAAAAAAGGCTGAATGGGCTTGGAAGTCAGATATTGCATCATACTATTAATATTAACTGCCGAATCGTTAGAAGAAAATAGTCTCTTCTCGGTAGAAAACTCTAATTCTGTGTAAAAGGGAACCACATCTTCTTCTCTTCTAAATTCGGTCCCCACGTTGTGCCCAATCGAGGGTCCACCGCCGCCCACCGCGCCACTCCAAAAATCGCCTTTGCCGACGAACGAGAACTCCGAGAAGGTCTTTGGCATTTCCATAAATGTATCAATAGCTGCCAATCTGCCTTGTGCCATTTGTTGACAACCATTCAAAAAATATTTATAAGAATCCAAATTAAAAAATGCCACACGCTCGTTTCCCTCGGCGATGCCCGTCCTTAACGACGCATTAACTTTTTTGTCCTTATCTTTTTCTAATTCCTCTTGAAGATTCCGAGCTAAAATATGATAAAAAGAAAGTGCCTGCCCGTCCCAATTGGGGGAATTTTTATCAAACCGAGAGAATGGGTCAATAGAACTATACTTCTTAAAAAAGGAACGAACTTTATACCACTGAGACATATCGGTGATTTGTCCAGCGGCGACCAGAGCTTGTTGTTGTTCCTTCGTCAGCTTGCCAGATAGTTTGAATGCCTGAGTAAGCGACTGTTCGAAACTCTCTGCATACGTCCCAACGCCCATACTAAATTGTTCCCCCAACAACTTCAGAAGAGAGCGATCAGCAGGAAACCCAGACATAAACGCAACATCAAAAAACGTATCTTGTTCCGCAATGGGGGCGGCAAACATATAATTCACTGCCTCTTCAGCCGCCTTCGTCACCTTGGTCTTTATCATCCCGGTCAGGGGCCATTCATAAGCCGCTTTAAGCGTATGGTAGGCAGGAACTGACTTCATGGGGGGTTTAACATATTTATTAAACTGGTCGTATATCGATGGATTTATTGTATAATCGTATACATAAACTCTATAAACCTTGCTGCCATCGTCATCAGGCTGTTCGTCTGCCGGTACTAGCTTCCAAGAATACCACTCGGTCCCCTGGAACCAAGTATCATATTTCTTTTTTTCCTTTGCTGAAATGGGATAAACAAGCCCCATACTTGTACGAACAACGTCCAACAAATTGTCTCCCACTAAATAATCAGGAATCACCGTTAATTCCATATCATAAATCATCGGGAACTTCATTAGTAGCCTCCCCCGACAGTGGTGCCGCCACCGCCACCAATGGCGAAAGGCACAGGAGCAGGAGCAGCGGTGGTCACGTCACCCTTGCCAGTGACCTTGGCAGCGCCGGTCGATTTAAAAGAAGATAACACGTTGGGCATTGCCGACACAGCCACGACAGCAGGGACAATAGAAACGGTTTCGGTTATGTCCCACGATGGCATTTGTTCTCCCAAGCCACCTGTGATAAGAAAATGCTCATTAAAAATTTTAAAGTCATCATTTATAACGGCAGCTTGTTGAATGTTTCCCGCAATCGCGATGACCTCCGATCCCTCCGATGTGGCGATGGCGATCGATACAGGAACCAGTCTACAAATTATCGACTGGGCGACGGAAGCCAACGCAGATATCTGTTGGCGGCTTATTCTGGTCCACTTTGGACGATGGAGACCCCCCTCCTCGAAGCCTTCTAAATATTGAATCTCGTATACTTGCATCAACTTCGTTAAAAAAGCCAGTGGAGACTTTGTCAGCAAACCCAAAGCCGCATATGCGGTGCGCGTTTGAGGAGCAAAAAACCCCGGAAAATCGTTAACCATTTTTTTTGTTATGGCGGCAGGACCGGCATAGTCAACATCGGTATATTTTTTTAATCTATCCAAATCCTCAATAAGAATCGCATTGGCGAAAGTATTGGTTGATAGTTCATCTTGCAATGTCTTGTTTTTCTTGACTTCCTCCGCAGATTTCGAATCGGCAGAAGCATACTTTTGAAGATTGGTCTTCTTGGCGGTTAACCCCGCTAATTTAGTTTTACTTGGAATCTCTTTAAAATCAAATACTTTTTCATTATCAACAACGGTCACACTCAAACCAGATAAAAGTTCTAAGGCTGGATTTTTTATTTGGGTCGTATTCAGTTCTGGCTGATTTTTTTCCAAATAAGCCCTTAATAAAACATCTTGTAATTTCTTTTCGGTTTTTTCCAGTGTAGTTTCCGTTACATCGTAACGCAGACCCTCAATGGAAAAAGACTGTACCGTTACATAGGGGGCTATTTGATCGGCTTCGGTTGTTTGTTCCACGGCGGCATCAAAAAACTTAATAGTCGCAACTTCTGTGGGAAACCTCATGTTTAAAAGAAAGTCAGGAGTAACTTGATATACGTCGAAGCCGGGAGTTTGCGTCATAAAATCATAGTACACGCTATTCTTAGGATTGCCAAAATTCTTTTGAATGGTTCTCTTATAATTTATTATATTGCTATTGCCCTTGCTGCTTTTTTTTGTTCCAGGGGTGCTTGACCCGCCAAATTTGATTCCATTTCCAGCGGCGGCTATCTCGACGGCGCGAGTAATCTTTATAAGTCCATCACGAAGTTCTTGAAGTGGTTTGATGTCCACAAACTTGGCCATCCACGACTCGCCGAGGAGTTCCATGCCAGAAGCACCATGAGCAATTGGGGTCTTCCCAGTAATAAATTCCGTTATTTTAATATAAGCATAGAGGTAACTGATAAATGCCGGTTGATCTTTCTCCACATATTGTTTGCTCAATAAATAATCATCGGTAAAAACTCCTGTGAAAGGATCAATCACCTGAAGGTTGTCGTAGTTCGATGTAAGCTTGTGCAACAATTTGTCGCAATTAGATATCAAAGTGTACAAACTAGCCTGTTCGGCAGCACCGGTCTGTAACAATGCTGCAAAAATCTTAGAAAGCGGACTCAAAAATGTGGCTTCAATCTCATATTCAAAATCAAGATCCTCAAGGTCGTCATCAAACCTAAATAATCGATAATAGGAAGGATCATTTAATCCTAATGTCACGCCCGTTAAAGCTTTAAGACTGTCTATCTTTTTGCGTGTTTTGTCTTTTTTGTAAAATTTGTATAACTCGACCGATTGAAGGATATTAAAATTCTGAACTATATTGATGTTATTGAATTGGGGATAAGGTAGAATTTTATCTAAAACTGCTTGGACATTGAAGTAAAATAAACCGGTTATTTTGTTATCTGGGCGATAAGAGATAAGAGGTTCACTGACGAGCACGGGGCTTTTCAAAACAGATTTTAATGCCTTGTCGTCGGGAACAGGAAATTCTTCAAAGTCTTGTGTTTCATCATTCCAAGCCACTGTCTTGGTGCTCAACGCCTTTGTTACGCTATTCATGCCCTGTGACATAGCAGTAATAAAAGCTTGGAACGTATCACTGCCGTCCTTCTTTTTAGTTTGAACCACAAATTGGTTCTTACCCAATTGTAATTGATGAGGATCAACAGTGGGTGGCAGAGAAATGTTAACAGGAATCGCAGGCGGCTTTGGTCCCGCAAGCTCTGCTAGAATTGAAACGTCTTGCGCCGTTGGCGCAATTGTCAAGTGATGACCGTGCGGCGGCAGACCGGCGACGCCGTGCAGCTTTTTGCAATTAGGGTAACAATTGCTTGCCGCTTGTTGCACCACCCCATTTTTAATTTCGTGATTATGATGAATAGAATAGCCACCATCAGGGTGTAAGGAATAATTGGTTTTTCCATTGCCAGCACTATCATGTTTAAAAGAATGATTGTGAGCAGGAACACCGACAGCAACCCCCTCTGCCCCGGCAATATTAATAGAAGTTACGCCTTCCAAAATTTGTGGGGGGGTGGTTTTTTCTTCTGCTTCGGTTTGTGGCGGATTCTCTTTGAAATTTTCCAACAACTTGGTATAAAAATAATCTCTAACCGTAAAGATCAATTTTGTATCTTCTCGATATTCCACGTTTGGAACCATTACGAAATAGAGATTTTTCAGTTGGCTATCTTTATACTTAAGTGTGCTCAATTGAGACTCTTCAAAGAAATAGCCCTTTTCAGCGCTATATTTTGTTTTATCCGTAGACACATTGAAAGACCGCGTAGCGGTTAACACATGGTCTTCAAATTTGAAGTGTGATTTTTTATTATCCAACAACGCATCAATAAGCCGATCTTTTAAGGTAGGTTCCGGTTTTTTGTCATTGCCGCCGCCTTTGCCGCCGCCTTTACCGCCGTTCGGAGCGGGGTTATCCGGTGGGTCGTCGTTCGAGCCGGTGTCATCTGGGTCGGGCTTATCAGGCGCTGCTAGTTTTTTAATGCACTTCTTTGTTTCTGCGACCGCCGCGTCGAGGTCGTTTTTAGCGTTGGGGTTGGGAGAAACCTTCGTTAGCGTCTGTGGGGGGCACTTTAGCCCAGGAGTTCCTGTTATGCATTTAATTTTAGTATTAGTGTTTGTTCCCGAAGAAAAACCCGCGTAGAGGGAATTATAAGCGGTGATGACCTTTATCAGCGATTTGAACAACTTATAAACTTGTAAATCGTTGGTGAGAAAAAACTTAACATAATAAAAACCACTAGCCGCATTTGTAGCCTCTAAGATTTCTCCAAGGTTGAAAGTGTTATCAAGATATTTTTCGTCAACATCAACAATATTATTATGAGCAATGCTTACCCCAAAACCCTCGTCGGCGTTCTTGCTCATCGCCCATACCCAAGCCGGATCGATCGTGGCAACCTTGATCTGTTTAATATCAATTTTTGGTAAAATATCTGTACAAGCCATTTTTAATCTTCACAATCCACTTTTGATTTTTGTGATGGATCAACCGAAGGAGCGTCGATTCCATCACCCTTAATTAGTTTTGAGTGTGAAATAAATTTAACTCCCAAATCGTTCTCATATATCTCATCGAACAAGACTACCACGCAGTCAGAGATAGAATTGACAATTTTATCCTCAAGTTCTAATACTTCTAAAGTCTCTTTTAAATTGGCGGCGGGGGTCATCGGCTTTGTCTGATCGGGTAAAATAAACTTTTTTGGTTGGGAGAGCGTCTCGTAACTTGACCCCGTCATCTCGTAAACGCTTACTTCGAAATTATCCTTGAAGTTTTCCAATATTGTATTATGTTCTACAATAGATAAAACCAGAGGATCATCATGTCTATAAGCCACATCTTGAATACCGGGACCGCTTTTATTTCTTAAATAATAATAGTCATAACTACACGTTACGTTAATCTGGGGTATTCGTTGACCAGCACCCGGCAAAGGTTGATATGAGGAAGTGGATAAAGCATACCTTTTGTTGTTCAAAACATTCAACTCTAAATAAGGAGCAAACTGATTAATAGAATTAAAAGTGCCTAGAGGGTTGAAATAAACATTTCCGAATTCATATTGGTTCTTCTTGTCGTTCTCCAATACTTTTTTGCCAGCCTTAGTAAATTTTGTAGTCGATTGCATGGATGCCGAAACAAACCTAACATTACCCCGATTGGAAACGGTTTGTGACTTAATTCTCATTTCTGTTTCATTTTGACCTTCTTCTCCAGAAGCATATGCGAGATCGTAAATAATATCATCATCATAAAACTCATAATAAACTGGTTGAAATGTTCCCTTAGATAGCTGAAGGCGACCTTCGGAGGTCAATTGAAAATCAATGACATCTTGCTTTTTATTAAAAAAGGTCATACGGGCTTCACCACCTCTTTGGCAACCAACTCTACGTCATCGCCTAAAGTTATTTGTGCGTCAACCTTGGCTAATTCAATCAAAGAGAAAAAGTCATAAGGCCAATTATAACTATAAGACAACTTGAACTTACCATCCTTCTTAATCGAGGGAATCTGTGTTAAGCCCTTCGCCTTGAAGTCAAAATTAAAACCGTCGTCGGTGGTGTCCTGAGTTATGTTCTTGTATTCGAACTCGCCACGTTGTTTTACCTTAAACACAAAAAACCGAAGCTCGGAGATTTGTATATCATCCAGCAGCTTTTGTCCATTCTTAAATAATTTAGTTTGTTGACCAAATGTTTTTGCGCCGCCTTGGAAGCCGGGGTCCACATTAACCACCTTTTCTTTAATTATTCTATCATTATTGATTAAGAGTGTGTTAATGTTGTTCTCGACAATCTTGTCCAAGGAAATATCCTCGTTTATCTCTGTGGTAAGATTAATGATAGATTCCTGCTTCCTCGCCTCCAAACCGGCTTGCGGCAACACTCCTTGCCAAATGTCGCCCAAATCTTGCTGAGATAGTTCGCGAGTAAATTCAAAAATATACATTATGGGGGTCTTAATGTCCGTGTTCTTCTTCGGACTAAACGTGACAAAATCCAGAACAGGGGGAAATACATATTCTTTCATAAGCCGTATTTGACGAACTAATTGATCCGCATCATCCTGCACGGTATTGTTGTTGGCTTTGGACCGAAGAGCCTTAACAGCCTCGTCAGACAAATTAAAGAAGTTCACCACATCACTAGTTTCTTCGTTAACCAGATACGGCACAACCACCAAGGCTTCTTTTAAGACCTTTCCTTCGGGCGATATCTTGCCAATGGCTTTTTTGGTTTGTTCCACCCCCATTACCTCTGCGAGTGAAGCAGTGAGGGCGGGATTAATCCGCTCCTTAAACGGTACATCCATAACTTCTAAAAAGATTCCCGAATTATTGTAATCGGGAATAACTCCATATTGATGCCACATTCCGCGTGATGAAGCTGTTGGCGAAGTTGCAAGAGGAACAGAGACAGCAACATCTTTAAAATCCATTACAGGGCATTCAAACTTGGGATGAATAACCCATTTTTTCTTAATGGTGTTTGTAGACTCCGCAATTTGATCAACATTTGCGTCGGAATCCCAAGTCTTTGCCTTTTCCTCAATAATGCCCTTGATGGTCATTGATGATGACATTTGCATGAATGTTTGGTCACCGCTACCCGTCGTGTTAAAATCGTAAGTTGGATCTTCTAATAAAATTCTTTGAGAGGCTTCATTCGCCCTGAAATAGTCAAAAGAAGCAGAGTTAAGAATTTCCTCTACCGTATAAGACGATATCGACGCATTGGGCTTAAAAAGAACCCGTGTTCTGGCAAAGCCATCAAAATAAGGAGGAGTGTGAGTCGCATATGTTCCATAATAAACATCAATAGTGGGACCACCAAGCTTAGAAATAAATTTACTTCCAAAAGCAGACCCGCGATTATACATTTCGCAAATAGGGGTTGCCTTCGGCAAACCACCCTGAGATTCTAAGCTTTTAGAAAGAGTCTGCATCGGTGCCGCGACGCCGTCAGAATTCCGCACTAGCTTTGAATAATCATAAACGCTTTTAATATCACTATTCCTTAAAACAATATCCATAGCATAGACTTTAGCAGGATCAAGTTCAAATGAGGCTTTTGCCGAGGACTCAAACGATGTTAGAACTTCATCTTGCAAAAAGAACTTTACCACTTCCGAATGGAAATTATTGGACATCAACGAAAAATTCAATTTTGGAGGTTTTTTGGGTATCACCATGCTGAGTAATAAACTTGGAGTTATCCCGTCATCACTCCACGTTGTTAAATAAGGTTCGGGATTTAAAATAGCATCAAACGGCAAACGGGTTGTTGTCGATGCAAGATTAGCATCTACCGCTATACCATCAAACCCATACCAATTGAATGTCCATGCATAGCCCTTGTCACTGAGAGTTTTAGATCCGCCCTCGTAGGACTGGGGGGATGTTGCGCCATTGGCGAGGTAAACGGACAATTCATCTCCACCGGCAACGCTGGCGAGAAAGCTTCCAGACGGCACCTGTTTTGCAATCAAATCACAGGGAACCGGCATATCGTCGATGCCTGGAAAATTCTCATCATGACCTATACCCTCTACTCTTGAATAGGTTCCAATATTAAAAAGGGCTGTGAGTGGGAGAAAAGCGTCCACCGCCAGACCAGATTTTATAGTATTAAAAAGAATGCCGGGAGAAACAAAGGGTTTTAAAACTGTTCCAAATGTAGCATTTGCCTCCTCTAATGCAAAACTATCTTTTAATGAGCTAGATAATTCTTGTGCCAATTGAACGGTTCTTTGTTGCGGATAAAACCCCTCATAGGGCAAAAGTTTTAACAAAGCAGATGCTCTAAGAGCGAAGCTGCTTATCCCTAAATTAGATTTACCCTTAACCACATCTAGAATTTCGCCCAGTTCTACCGAGGAGAGATTTTTAGCAATATTGGAATTAGATGATCCCGTCAATGAAAACAAATTTGATGTTCCGTCTGATGCTGTTAAATTTGCTTTAAAATTAAAACCATTAGATAAATAAGTGTTTATGTGATCACTGATAATAAACTCTGGAACAATGGAATGATCTTTTCCCTGGAGCCTCAACTCTTCCGAGTAATTGTCATAAGAATTATAAAAAGGATTTTTGCCCGATTGCGAGCCAACCTCCCACACAGCTTCACCTACATTTAAAGTTCCGGTATTTGTTACACTATGAGAAAACTGGGTCCAGATCAGTCCTTTTGTATTGAATGCGTGTGACGACGTTGTTAAACTAATCGTTCTTCTGGCATACAGCGGACCATACTGAATATTGCTTGTGGGGGGAGGATAAGAATTGTTAAACCCACAATAGTGGTTTTGCAACTCACCCGAACCGACAGCCGGGTCGCTCGCAGACAGCGGTGGTATCACGGTTAAAGCATGAATATCCGCGTCCATTGAATAACGAGAAGTGGTGCCGTCGATGACCAACTCCATTGAATTCGCCACATTGGTTTGTTGCCTATCCACTCGCATGTCTCTCCACCAAGTGTTATCAAACACATCTCGGGTGCGCGTGTTATCAAGATAGGCTATTTCATCCTTTGGAAAAATCTGCGTTCTCATGCCAATCTTGGAAAAATTAGCATCAGGCTGCTCAAAAACTTTGTCAAATAACGTTGTGTTTTTCTTGATGGCTTGTTCAAAAATATTATTTTTTAGAATATCCGTTGGATTGGCAAATCCACGTTTCATATTTTCGTAAGAAGCCTTTAGCAACAACGAGGAACCATCCACCTTTGCATAAAATGGGATAGCCCGTGTAATGGGGGGTTCTATGACATTTTCAAAACCCTTCAAGAAAAGTGGACCGCCGCCGGGAGCAGCCCCCACTTGAGTTCCGACCACATACGAATAAGTGTTTGTTTGCCTGTGTGCTCGGGCTACGGGATGTTCACCACCTCTAATTTGTTTCCAAGATGGATAGCCATATGGACCGTTTCTGTTGAGGAGAATGGCATTTAAAACAGATGGTGTGCCGGGAAAGCTCGGGTTGAAGACCCCGTTATCAACACCGTTCGGTGCGGCAAGCGAGGGATTAATGTAATATATTCTATCTGTGGCTCCACAACCAATGCAGAACGGGTTTCCAAACAAACCCAAGGGAAAGCCCAAATGATTTTGACTAGAAGTAACAGGGTCCACGACAACATTATTCAGTCCAACAAAATCCACTGGAAGAAACTCGACCATCGCGTCGGCGGGAGCGCTATTTTTATCAACACCAAAATACCGGGCTTGCGTGTAGCCGTCGATCTCAAGATACCCCACAATATCGCTAGCACTAACAAACGTAATATTGCTTCCGGTCATATTAATAACTGCACCAAAGTTCGGAGCAGAAATGTAAGAAGCATTAATCCACGCATACTGCAAATCGCTTTGTGGAATTGCGTGCTGAATAAACCAGTTGTCGTAAATCTTTCTTGTGCCGTATGTGGTGTAAGCGTTGAGCGTTCCTGCGGAATTGGAGGGGGGGTATGCTGAAACCCCTGCTGCGCCAAAACTTGTCATCGTGCCATCGGCATATCCCAATTGGTTGGGAATGGTATAATTTTCTGCGGAGCCTTCCTTGTCGTCGCCCATTCGCCACCAGCCTACCAAGTAACCATTGGGCGACACCGAATTTGCTTTTGCTGCCGGATGTTGTCGTAAATCAAATGGACCCTTGATCGCTGGATCGGCTGGTTCATAAATTTCCCACACTTCGTTAGCAGAAAGCTTCTTGTTCCAAATGCTCACCTCATCGATATAGCCTGCCCATGAACGCTGCGCGTCAGAGCGGTTGCCAATATTGGTTTCGCCGGAAATGGTGTAGACCGCGCCAACGGGGGTCAAGGTTGTTGTTGACGAAACCGCAATTCCATTAATATAAAAAATTGGCACGTTAGAAGCATTCGTCGCATCATAAGTGACTGCAACATGATGCCAAGAGCTTGACGCAATCCCAGAAGTGGTGATGAAGTTGCCATCAGTTACTGTCCAATCAACATCTAACCCAAGATAACCAGTTGAATGTTGTACAAAAAAACGATAACCGGTGCCGCCACCGGCATTGTCGCCAATTTCAATAATTCTCGGCCAGCCGCCTTCTCCAACGCCCGTTTTGTTAATCCAGGCTGAAATAGTTACTTTATCAGTATTAAATACTTCATTATATGGTATAGAAACTCTATCGTTGGTGCCGTCAAAAAGAATCGAATAATTGCTATAACTTGTTGTGCCCACAATAGAGGGCACCGTTCGCGGATTTCTATTAACCTTGTGATAGGATGCGGTAACGGAAGAACCAGATTTATAACCACCCCACGCTTGATGAGTGGTGTCCCACTCGTTCAAAAACCGTCGTACACCATAGTTTCTCCACGGCAGAGCATTATAAACCGAGTATTCTCTCGCCGAAGGATCTAAAAATCCCTGGGCGGTCTCTACGCCGCCGGGAGCATTAAATCTTTGAACAATGATGCTTTTCGTTTTATTTCTCGCCGGCCACAGATAATCAAATGTTCCCGACACATAAGGAGAGGAAGTTTCTGTTCTGGGAAGCTGGCTAGCAATATATAGATTGTTGGCTTTTCTGCCTACCGTATTAAACACCTGATAATTGAAATCATAGTTTCCAGCCGTCGCCGACAAGAAGTTGTAGGGTGCAACGGAGCCTATTCGATCGTCGGTGCCGGTTGTTGGAAGCTTATTTGTAATCGTAATTGGCTTTATTGTACCGCTTTTAAATGATTGTCCACCAAGCACTTGATAATTTTTTATATAATTTCCCGCCGATGCCGACGCAAAATCCCATGCTGCAACAGAGCCTATTCGATCATCGGTCGAACCGGTTGTTGGGAGTTTATTGGCAATATTTACAATAGGTCCAATAGAGCCCGTGGGATCAGATGCCTTGAATTCTAATGTAGGAAATTTATAAGCATATTTGCTTCGTTCAAGCACATGACTTTCAACAACATTTGTTTGTTGCCCCGCAAAATCTGCACTTGCCGGTATAAGGTTGTCTATAATTGTATAAATAACCGAGTCTAGCCACTTAAAATAAGTTACAAATTTATCTAAGTCGGGATCATTGGCTACCCTATCGAAATAAAGATCCCGCAATCTTTCTAAACTCTTATAATTTTCTCGATATTTGTTGACCGGATTTCCTATCAACTCGTTAAAATCTACAAGACCAGCAAAAATATATAATATATCTTGACTAATCACATCATACATGCTTTTGGCAATAAATATCGATTCTTTACCGGGAGCCATGTTGGCTTCAAATGCAATATCACTATCTGTAGTTGCGACTACTTTATTTGCCCCAAATGACTCTTCGGGCAACATAACCTTCGCTTTTGAAACAAACTCATTTTCATAAACTTTAATACCAGAAGCGAATCCATATCCCATACCAGCATAATTTTTTCCAAGGGCTGCTCCATAGTCGCCATAATCACTACTTAAATCCATTGCACCCGAAATAACATCACTTACCTCAAAAGTGCTTCCCGTGGTTGGACTAGTTACTTGCTCAAAATCCCATTCGAACAAGGTGCTTAAAAATTTAGGCACATAGTTTGTGTCATCGCGATTCGAACGATTGAAATTCTCAAAAGGTCTGTTGCGACCCTGCGTGTTTTTAAATCTAGCATGAAGCTCAACCTCCTCTGCTGCAAGGGAGTCTGCATAATATTTAAAATTACCAATACGACAATCTGTATTATAAAGAACACTGCCTGTAAAATTCGTCCGTTCCGAACCCACAAACGACCGCTTATCTTCTGCTAATATGAGCGTAGCGGTTGCCGCCGCGATGGACGATGAAATTGCAAAAGAATTTACTTTAAACCCAGAATCGATTTCATAGCCATAAAGCTTTGCATAATAATCTGAGGTAGTGGCGTCTTGAAGATTGGACAAATCCTTTTGTGGTTCAAAAACAAGAGCCAGCATCCAATTTCGTGCATCATAAAGCTCGAATAAATCACTAGATATGGCTTGAAAATATCCATTTGAAGATGACAAAGTAAATCTAGCCTGTTTGCTTGTTGCGCCGTTTCGGACGGCGTAGACAGCCATACCGGTATAATTATCACTTGTAAAAGTCGTATCTGTTGGTGTGCTGCTGTCCGCTGAATGGACTCCAAAAATAGAAGAGGACATTACATGAGGAACATAAAACTCATTGGCAAAATCAATATGTTTTGTAAAATAAACATTGCTTTCTAGGGTGAACGATTCTCCCAAAGATGGAATGTAAGAGCGATAATTTGTATCAGTTGATGAAGTAAAGTTAAAAATGATCGCCTGATTTGGAAGAGCCTTACTGTCTACAAGATTCTTCAGTCCATAAAAATCAATCGTCTTGTCTTTAAATTGTTCTACTTTTTCATTATTTTCGATTGTAGCTACAGTGTTGTAAGAATATGTTCTCAGCCTAATAAGGTTTTCATCTACCCCATAACAATGCAACAAATTGCGAATTGAAGAATCTGTTCCCTTTGTCTTATAAATGTAAAGTAGATTATTGTAAACATTTCGATAAAGTTTTTGTTTAACGGTCTCAATAGAGCCGCTTGAAAGTAAACGAATGTCGTTTCTATCGAACAAATTTTCTGAAACAGTATTCTCTTCAAAAAGTTGTTCTGCATTAAATCCGTGGGACTCCAAAAGCTTATCGTAATAAGGAAATATTTTGTAATAACTGTTATAATCCCCATCCTTTACTTTGTTGTAGGTTTTTATTTGAGAAAACAATTCATCAAAATAAGCTCCAATAATATGAGAAAGCTTCTTTAATTCTCCCTTGTCCTCCGAGCGAACCCACTCTGGCATAAGTGCATAAAAACTAAACGGATTTCCGTTATCATAAACCTCACCTATGCGAACAGTGTCGGTTACCAAAGCAGCCACTCTTGAATTGTTTGAATAAATTATCGGATCTTTTTCTTCGATAAAACTTATACCATCAGAAGTTGTATACTCTTCAATCGCCGAACCCGTAGAACGACTTGTAGATTCATAACTAAGAAACGAAGCGCTTGCGAGCCTGCCAGAGTAATCCAAAATTACAGAATCCGTTGTNGCTGTCGTTGTAATTCCCTCATTAAATTTAAAATATAAAGAAAGAGGATGANATGGAGCGTCACCAGAAGTGTCATTTGATCCTCCATGAACCGAGNAGTTCCAATTTAAGCCAATCTCTTTTGCATTGCGTGCCGACTTCCAATAGCGGAACTCATCAATAGAACCGCTATAATAATACTCGGAGCCAAGAGAAAGAAAACGCCCAATATTTCCAGACACTGTCGCAAGCGCCTCAGACATAGTATAAGTGCTTTCTATTTTCTTTTGCGTATACGCCCCATCAACATATAAAGTTCCCGTTAAATAAGAACCAGAGCCGAGCGATTCAAAAACAAGTGCATAGTGATGCCAAGACCCCGCCTTAGTAGCGAGTGTATCAAAGCTAAAGCTGGCTTCGAGGTCAGTGCGGAGAGATCCAACCTGCCACGTTATATCAGAACCACTCACATAGTGATAAACAAGAAAACTTCCAGTACCAGAATCCGATAATTGTAGAAGACCTCGCGATTCTGCGGTGCTGGCTGTTGCTATATTCGCCCAAAACTCAACCGTAACGCCTCGTTCTGAATCGAACGCCAGATTGTTTGTTTGTCTGGAAGATTCCTTATAAACATTATCTAAATTCGGTCCTGCCTTTGCTTCAATTCTTTGAGTTCTTTCTGTCCCCTCGTTTAAAGTCACATAACCCGTGGTTTTGGGATAGAGTTCTTTCCATATAAAATAATCAAAAGTATTGCTATTGTTGTGAAACTTTAATTTTTCAGCCGCAGTGCCGTCGTAAGGATAATCGTTGTAAATTCTAGAAATGCCATTTTCATAATATTGTTCAGCTAAACCATAATTAATGTAACTAGACAGACTCGCCGAGATGTCTACAAATCCGAAAATTTTCTTTCGAAAATCTGATTTTTGTTTTAAAAAATCAAAAGATTCAACAAAAAGACTAGAGCTTATATCTACTGGTCTTTTTGAAAACCTAGTGACATTTTGGTCATCTTTCTTAAAATATTTTTTAAGGCTCATTAGTATTTAACCCGAAACAAAAATTTCTCGCTCTGTTCAGCATATTTTCCGTTTTCATAAAAGATAAATGAAAGTTCATACTGATAATCGGATTCAAGATTGTCTGTTTCGAAATCAAAATAATTCCCATTTGAATCATAAGACAATTTTGTAGAGCCATCATCTCCGCTGCCAGTGCCATAGGCGACCACTATTAAATCATCCACCGTTCTCCGAATTTGATAAAAAGCCTGCCTAACCGTTTTGGTTGATATAGTTTTGCTCGCAGTTGTATATATTGTTGGCGACCAATCTTTATCTCTAACAAACAGCCTAAACCTCGCCGTTTCGTTTCCATAAGCGGCTCTCAAGTTTGTAACATTAATAACGTGTTGGGGATTGGGATTATAACTTGACTTTGATGCGCTTAAAGAGCTAACAGTTATAGCCGAGCCAGTAAAATATTCCACTGAGCCACTATGCCACACCGGATAAATATCGGTAATTGAAGAACTGACGAATGCCAACGAAGCAGAATAAATTCCAGTAGTACCTACATAACCACCCGTCACATTGGTGTCTCCAACGCTAGCGACATCGCCACCGATTGGCAAAAACAACTTACTTCCCGATGGAGCAGTGTTGGCAGCGGAACCAGAATAAAGACTAACTAAAATGGGGCTGGTGCCAACATTGGGAAGATTCGCCAATTGACCGCGAACATAATTATAAAAGTAAATTGTATTTAAATTATCTGCCGCAGACGCCCGAGAACTACTAACATAAAAATTAGCGCTATCATCTTTTATAGAATTATCCCAACGAACTTCTAGACGTGGTTTCTTGAAATAATATTCTGTATCTCTGCCGAAGAACTTCTTAGTATAATATGAAGAAGAGGGGATTGTATTAGTTGCGCCGCTTTCTTGTGAGGAGGTTAGTTTAATTAAAAAACCATAATTCGATTTAGTACCTGCCAGCCACTGTTCAACTATGTCCGAAACATCAACTTCTAAATTTTCTGTTCCCGCGCCGAAGGTTTGAGTATACTCTGGCGATGTATGATAATCGGCTCCCTGTGCTGTCCACGCGGTATAAGTTGAGCCGTCAAACGACGCTGTTTTCCAATTGGAAACTCCTAAATCAAGATATTCATCCATATCCAAACCAATTCCCTCATCCCACGAACGAGAAAGAGCATTGATAGTTAGGGTAAAATTGGTCGCTTGTGTTGCCGACTGTGGGGAATTATATATCTGTAAATAAAACTTTGAACTCCCCGAAGCCGGAATTGTGCCCGCAGAGCGAGAGGCGGCAATTTGAGTAGTATCAAACTGCAAAAGAACTCTGGATTTTTCCAACGATGCGCTGGTAAAAGCCCCGTAAAGAGAATACACTTCCAAAATATCAGACATACCCATATTGGCGTCGGTGGCGCGAGTTGAACGCACACTGCCATAGCCATCCGTAATGGTGTTATCTTGTGTGGCATAAAATCGATATATAGCCATTAAACCGTCTCTCCAGCTATTGTTTCGTCATACCTTTTAATCTCAAAAACGTAATCGTCAGGTATCTTGATGTATCTTCCATCCGTAGTGGTGTTGGCAATAAAATTATAATCTACGCTGGAGTAATTAACTCCGTTTTTAACTGTGAATGTCAGTTTCAATACATCATCAACCTGTTCTAAATCATTTATTCTTTTGGAAATTTCAGAAATATTAATACTTTCTCCAAAATTGTATTTTCTTCTGTTAAAATAATCGCGCAATGCCCCGTTAGCCGCGATAGTGGCGTCGATAGCATCGAAGGCGATATTGGATAAAGCCGTAAATTTTATTTGAAAACTAATAATCTTGCCATCTAAAATATCAATAGAATCCGAAACAGACTTATATTGTTGTATCCATGTTTTTAAATTATCCTTGATTGCTTGAGATGTATTAGCCAAATTGCCATTATTATCTTCTCCTAATACATAAAGGTTCATTGATCTACGCGGAGAAAAAAGGTCTCTTACCACTTTTACACGCTTTACAACTCCAAACTGTGGTGGCATTCTATATGAAGCTGCCTCATAATCAGACATTGTTACAGCGCGATTCTGAGAAGAATATATTCCAGATGCTAACATGCGCATTTCATCATTAGTTAACTCGGAAAGGGTAGAATTGATAGGGTCATCATTTTCAACCTCTATAGAACCAGCAACGCGATTTTTAACAATAGTATCAGTGGCATCAAGCCCAAAAGTAAAATCAAAATTAGATACCTGATTAATTTGATTTCTACCAGCAGAAATTAAATCACTAGTGTTTAGTCGATAAACTATTGTTAATTGAGTATTTGAAGGACCAATTCCAAACTGATCGTTTGTATCAATTATGGTAGGGTCCAAAACAGTGGAAGAGATATAATCCTTTGCAAACTTTTGAAGAACCACCTTTGAAGGATCATTAATGCTCGCTAGCAACGAATTTGCGTCTTCTTTTCCATTACCAAAAATAAGTTTAGTTTTTCCATCTCTAAAATCCACCTTAAACCGACGTGCGGCAACATAGGGAGTGAGAACCTTAAGGGACTTCGAAGACGTTTGCCCCTCATTGAGCAATCCCTTAAATACTAAATTTTGAGTCAATGAATCCACTTGATAGTATGTATTTCCTTCAAGATCCTCAACCGAAATAATTTCTACAATATTATCATCTTCTAATTCTATTTCCAGAAATCCCGAATCAGATGACCGATCAAGAACATCCTTGCGGATTACAGCTTGTATTCCAGAAATCACTTTTGTTTTTTGTCGAGCCGCATAATATTCTGGAACACCAGTGGTCTCATTAATTGTAGTGACAATATATTCGGTTTTATCATCGGAAAAATCAACATCTTCAACCAAAGTGTAGACCGCTCCGTCTACAGAAGAAAATGTTGCGCCCTTTTTTAACACTGGTGCATAATCTGTCGCCGGTCCTACATTGCCCACGGTGCCAGGAACCTCAACATATACTGTAACAAACCCCGAAGCCGAAGGTGAAGCCGGGTCTTTCCAACCCATTTGACGAGCTACTTTAAAAATATTATCCCGGTTTATAGCCGTTTCCAGCATATTTTCGTTTACTTGATAATCCAATTGAAAAGACAAAGTGTCGCCAACATATGATATCGCGTCTAAAAGAAAAGAACCAAAAGAAGCTTCTGTAAAATCAGTATATTCATTGGGATAAAATCGCTTTGCATATTCGACCAAAGTTGCCTTAATCGATTCAAAATCGCGAGAGTAATAATTAATTTGTGGTTTATTTGCCATTATGCTGCTACCTCAAAAATATCTTCAATTGATGTGTTGGTTATTGGAATAGTGTAATTAAGAAGAACTGCAAGATACTGCCCCTCTGGATCAAATTTTGTTTTAATTTCATTTATTTTTACATACGAAGCATAAGTGCCAAGCTGTGTCCGAATATCGTCTTCTACTCTAAATCCCATATCCGAGTTTGGCTGTTCAAACAAATATTTTTTTAGCCCACATCCAAAATTAATATCAGAAAGCTTTTCACCTTTTTCAGTTAAAATAATCATCTTCACATTCTGCTTGGCATTTTCATTAAATGTTTTTGTTAATACATAAGGACCGTCTATCGAGTTGACAGACAATGGAACTTTTATATTAAAACCTTTAGCCATTATACAATTCCGCTCAAATCACCACAACCCCCAAACGAGAAGCTTCCAAATAAATAGTTCTTCAAGTCAAGAATCAAAGTCATTATACAATTCCGCTCCAATCACCACAACCCTCAAACGGGAAACCAGTTAAATAACCTTGTAAATCTAAAAAATAAGAATCTAAAATTTCATCAAGTCCTTTAAATATTCCCTGACTACGCATCATTTCACGCATCGCACTGCCAATCTCAATACTGGGGATTAGTTGAATGGCGTTAAATACGGTTAGGGGGGCTAAAAGTGATTTAGTAAGGGCGTCAAATTCGGGAGTTGAAAGAAGATTTACAAATAATCTCTCGCCCAATGTCAAGCTCGATTCAGATTTATTGTTTGCAGCCCACATTAAATTTTCCATAGACCACCACGAATGCATAGTCTCTTTGATAAATGGCACCGTAACTGCGCCAAGGGCACCCTTAAGATCCTCTAGATAGGAGCCGTATGAGGCACTAAGTGTTTTTATCACAGCTTGCTGTTGCTCGATGAGGGCAGGGATTGACTGCCCTGTCTTTTGGGCCACTGCGAGATTAGCTTCGTTCGTGGTGACGGCATCCTTATATGATTGCAAGACCGATTTGATCGCGCCCTTCTCGCTGGCTTTGGCATGTTCTAAATCGTCCAACTGCTTCGCAAGCGCGTCCTTGGCGTTTGTAGTGGACTTTTTCCAATAATTCACGCTCGCCTGTGCGTCGGCGAGCGATTTTGTCAGTCCTTTAAGCTTCTCTATCGCTTGTGCCTGATAATATTGGGCGTCCACGACTTTCTTTGTTTCTTCTGCATTCAGCGCTCGCCCGAAAAGGTCATTGGCAGCATATTCTTTATCAACAGTTGCCACTTGAATTGTTTTGAAACCGGCTCCCTTGGAATCTTCATAATACAGCAGTTTATAAAAATCTCTGGCGAAGCCTTCTGGGGTGGTTTGAGATTTGAGTTTAAAATTCGTCGCCTGTGTCAGTGCGCCGAGGTTGCTCGGCAGTGATGGCTGCTGTACTGTTGCTCGCATAGAAAGAGTGCCTTTCACAAAAATATAATCTAAAACTCGACTAAGATCAAATGAACCACCTTGAGCATCACCCTGACCCTTCAGAAAAGAAGTATAAACATCAAAAAGATGAAGTTTGTATTGGCTCTCCAAGTCTTGAGGGGAGCTAAACAACGTCTTACCATCGATATAATCCAAATTGGTGTTTTCCGAAATGGTGTCGGCGATGTTGCTCTTTTTAGCGTAGATGTAATCTCCAAAGTCTTGTGCTCCGGTGCCGGTTAGACCCTCCACTAAAAACGCAACACCATTTAAATATGTGTTAAGCACAGTCACATCATATTCCCCCACTAGCTCTTCTAAGCACTCAATAATATCCTTTTTGGACTTTAAAGTAAGGCTCACATACGGCTCTATCACGATAGCAGCACCAATTTTCTTCGTTTCAGAAGTCCACTTATTTGTAGTAACTCGGCGTACTGGTCCCAATTCTGCTTTGCTTTTGGTAAATTTCCCTTTTATAAAACTTAAAGCATCCCCCCTTTCAACTATCAAATATTTTTTCATCATCTCATTCAGAAAATTCTTTTGCGGCTCTCCAGACATCGCGGATGTTGGCTGGAGGATGTTCCCGGCATCATCATATTGTGGCGAGAAGACCTTTCCGGCAGCGTGAACAGCTTGAGATACAAGTCGTTTAAGCGCAACTCCGCATAGCAAACTCACCTCAGTCTGCGTCAAAGATTCCAAATCTAAATCGCGAAATTGTTCTTCTAGAAGTGGCACCATCATATCACCATAATAATCCCTATCAACGAGAATCGTTCGAACATATTGAAAAAGCAAATCCACTACTAACTCATCCTTAAAGTCCAAAAGTTTATATTCACTCGACCACAAAATAGGTAAAATTGAAAAAATAATTTCTAAGACCATATTTGTAACTCTCAAATCGGCTCCATAACTTAGAAGTGCGGTCGCTAATGTTTTACTACTCATTGTGTCACCTTCTTAATTGCCTTTAGGATTTTTTTCTGAGACGACTCGTCCAAGCTGATATTCGTAAGCCAGCGACCATTGGGAATAAGCTGATTTATTTCCCTTTCAGCCTCATAATAAACCTTGTCGCTGGAAACGGAAATCTTTGTCCTCAAAGTAGCCGGATCATAAACTTTGCCTTCTTTGGCTGCTCTTACCATCTTTTTCATCCCGCCACTAAATTTATTCATTACCTTGTCTATGTCATCACCAATAGTGCCGGGGTACATAACCTGCGTCATAATATTGTTTGCGCCATTGGCTACCTTGAAAAACTTTGCAACTGGTGGTGGAAAAAAGCCTTTGAGCGACTTCCCCAACTCGCGAAAAGCCGCTTTGTGTTCTTCTTTGAAGTCCTCGGCGTCGTCGGGCATTTCAAGGCAGAAATTGCCGGTCTTGGATTTTTTGGCGTCCGGCAAGTGTTCGTCACATGGAATTGAACCCTTTTTCAGCCCAGCACATTTTTTCGCGAGACCGGCAGCCACAATGAAAGGTGCAAGAAAAAAGTATGTGACGCTCTCCTTGTTATCTTTATAAGCATCATTTATTTCTTCTTTCATCGCATTAAAATATGCATCGAATACGGGACTTACAGTGGTTGCCAGAAAAACCGAATTGGAGGCCGGCATAATGTCATACTGGGTCATAGACCTTTCAACCAAAGAGAAAAATATTTTACGTTGAGGCAGTTCTGACTTGTTAATCTTGGCTTCGTTATTAAAAAAAGTATATTTAGACAATAATTTTTCAACAGCACCAGAAGTTTTAACATAAAACGGTTCGGGCAAAGAAGGAAGGGAACGAGTATAAGTTTTCTGTCCGTCCATAATTTCAACTTCCATCCTATTGTCCGTGCCCATTTTAAAATCCATCAAAGATTCAAAGTGATCAGATCCGCCAGCGCCTGGAAGTTGGATCCCGTAACGAAACTGAAGACCTTCTGACGATTCTTCAATAATAAATTGATAATCTTCATTTAGTTGTTTAACCTTATAAATTGGGTCTGGTACGGTTTCATACCATTTTTTGTTCTTTTTTG